ACCTATAAGGAGTAACTACAATATCCTTTTCAGGTACTAACATTCTAAGCACAGCTGTGGGCTCAAACTCTACATCAGCATCAACGAACAACATATAATCATACTCAGATGCCATGAATCCTGCTGTCAATAAATTCCTCGCATGAGTCACAAGAGAAGATTTAACAGACTTAAAAATACACTCAACTCCAGATTTAGCTAACACAGCATAAGTATTTAATATACTCACACACGTCTCAACCTTCATCGTGTCATAACAGGGCATCGCAATAAATACTCTAGGCTTCTTTTTTTCCATTAAGTACCTCCTTCTTTTCAAACATATTGTCATCAATTATTTTAAAATTAGCAGCGGCTGTGGCTCTTATACCTTTAGATTTATAGGTAGATACAGAATGAGTTAAGTTCCATGGAAAAATAAAAAAATCTCCCACCTCAGGTTTAAACCCAAATTGATTAACATGAAAATTTTGGGGATTACCTACAAAAAACTGAAGTGCAGCAGGACCATCTCCGGTACCCTTCCATTCCTTTTGTTCTTTCTGTAAGGATTTAGGAACATCTAAAACCATTACACTAGATAAATGACAGTTATGGTGGATGTGCGGAGGATTAGCTTCGCCCGCCTTCATATAATTTACCCACGCAGCAGTAGTTTCAATTGAATTTAATTTTAAACCATACCACTTTTTGTAGGCATTACCATACACCCTTAAATAAGGTGTTATAATTTTAGTAAACTTGTTACTATCAACTATTAATTCATCATCAATAATACCAGCTAAATTTTCAGTCCAGTCCTCAGTTGATTTTGCACACAGTTTTTTTATAGCTGTTAAATCTTTAGGTCTAACTTTAGTTTTAAACAACAGTGGTCCCCAATGGTACGTAGTATAATGATACGTATCACCACCTTCTGGTGCCAAATTATTTGTTTCTATTTTTTCTTCTATCATGCACCTTTAAAATCTTCTGCTTTCATATTTATATTTTGTTGCTCTTTCTCATCATACCTCAATTCATTATACATGTCCAATCTCTTTAAAAACTTATGTTTCCAAGACCTTAAATCAGCGTCTTGAAACTTAAATTCTTGGTAATATAGGTCAGGAGTACATACCATAATAATACCTTGTCTAATCTCTGATTGATATACTGCGTCATGTGCCATACAATACGCCGCGATTTGTAAAAAATAATCCTCAATCCACTCTATCTTCTTCGGGCGATTTGCTTGTTTAAAGTCAACAATGGTATCTAAACCATTGTGGTTACAAACCAAGTCAGTAGAGCCAGCATATAACCCAGGATAATACAATGTAACTTCCGAGCCGTAATACTCTTCAACAGGCGTAAGACCAATTTCAATAATTTTTTGGGCCATGGGCTTCGCCTCTTGTCCAATCCACGTAAGATCATCGTACCCAGTTCCGAGTACATGAGATTCCAAGAATTTGTGCATGGCAGTTCCCCGTTGAGAACTATGATTCTTGATTCGTTCTGCTTCTTTTTCTCCAACTTTAGCCTTCCAATCTTTTAAGAATTGTTGATTTTTTGTACGGCCTAATATCGTAGTCACCGATGGAAGTCTAGCACCATTTATATCATAGGTCCGTGATCCGTGATCATCGATTCGTGTACCACTAACGTAGTTATATTTATTATTTAGTTTCATTTTAATTCCTTGACATAGACACACCAGCTCTGGGCGTTAGTGCACTTACATTGTGATGAATACCTTTCTTTACGTAGATTAAATCTCCTGGCTCAAGGGTAAATTCTTTATCATCCAAAACCCATCGTGATAGTCCCTGACATTGCCAAAACCATACATCCATGTCATCATTATGTCTACCAAAATTAATTTTTTCCGCACACAAATTAAGATAAATATGAGCTACGGTACAATTTAATTTATGTAAAATATTTTTTAAAGCTTTAATTCTATTGGCATTATGTATTACGTATGCAGCTACTTGTTTAAATTTAATTAATTCATTTCTTTCAACAGATTCATTAAAGTTTTGAAAGATGTCATCCCAAGATAATACGTTTTGATCAAAATTTTTAATAAATAAATAATCATGAGTGCCATTTAAAAAATTTTTTTTCATTTTTTTATAACCTCGTTTCCTACAACAAGAACATCCAGATCTGAGTTTTTAAATAATTTTAACGCGTCACTAGGAGCTCCAGCTATGGGCTTTCCATTATCATTTAAAGATGTGTTTAACAACATAGGAAGACCGGTTAGTTTCTCAAACTCATTAATCAAACACCAAAAATCTTTATAGCACATTTTAGTAGGAACAGTTTGTATTCTAGATGTACCATCTACATGTGATATCGGCTCAAATACTTTATCTTTAAACTTCACACTAAATTTCATAAATTCACTATCACCCTCCCAATCAAAAAAATCTTTTGTTTTATGTGATAAGATAGAAGCAGCGAAGGGCCGGTAGTCTTCACGATGTTTAACCTTTTCATTTAATATATGTTTACCATTTTTAACTTCAGGGCTCATTAAGATTGAACGATTACCCAACGCTCTGGGGCCTACTTCTCCATGTCCTTGATACCATCCAACTATCTTTCCCTGGGCTAATTGCTCAGCTACAAACCTAAGTGTTTTATATTTTGGTTTAGTAGAAGGAGCTATGTCACTTTGCCAAAAAGGAAATTTATAATTTGAAAATTTTTTAGGTTGTTCATACAATCTTCTTAAAAATTCAACAGCTCCTAATGTTAATCCCTCATCTGCACAGTGAGGAGGTATAATAATATTTTTATATACTTGTTTAAGTTTAGAATTAACGCATACATTATGAGCCACACCACCTGAATAAGTTATTTCTTTATCCGTTGGTAAATATTTTTTAAAGAAAGGAGGAATTTTTTCTTCAGTATACTTATGTATAGTATGCAAGAAATTTAATATGGATAATCTGCCTACCATAACACTCTCGTGAACAGCTTCTAATTTGTGAAAATCAAAAACTTCCGTATTTTTTTCATAGCTTAGATCTTTAATTTTTTCCCATAATTTTGTATCAAGTTGTCCAAATGATTTTAAAGCCATGAGTTTACCGGCATTATCATACTCATGCGCTTCTTTTAATCCAAAGAGTGATCCCATTTGTCCTAAAAAATATCCAAAGGATTTTAGTTCGGCTAAAGTAAAAGTTTTTATTTTTTTATTATTTTTAAAAAAGCTTGTAGATTGCCATAAGTCACCCCATCCATCCAATACAACATGATTCTTAGTATTACTTAACATCCAAGAAGAGAGACTGTGTGCATAATGATGATCTACTCGATAGACTGGACACTTCATATCCGTGAATGGTTTAAAAGGTATATCTATTCTTTCATAAAGTTTATCTGGATCTTCTTTTTTAATATAAGGGTGACGAAAAACATCCATAACAATGGCAACAGCATCTAATTCATTAATGTTAAAATTTAAATGATTAGTAGTATGAAACCAGTCGTATAAATTATTATATCCATAATGTTTTATTTGATTATGTCTTTCTGGTTTATAGTATTTAACCCGTATGCCATCCGTATAACAAACACTTGAGTTATGTTCATCTAATCTTAATGCTAAAAATTTCATCTTCTATAGAATGGCTGGTCAACGTAGTAAAGATTAAAACTTAATCCATACCTATCTTTATCAGTAGAATTTCGGTTGTTGCCATGTTTTAAAAAACTAGAAAAGACCGCAAAGTTTCCTATTTTAGCTTCTAAAGTTTCATTTATATCTGGAAAATATAATGATTGGGAATGATTATTTAACATTATAGACCCTGACAAAAATACTTGATGAGGATTATGATCATGTATTCGACTATAGTCTCCCATACCTTGTTTAAATCCCCATGCATCTTTTATAAACCAATTAGGAGCTTCAAGATCTTCTTTATCTATTAAGTCAAAGATTGGTAATAACATTTTTAAAAAATTTCTATTATCCCTAAAATATTCAAACGAGGTCATCTTTGATAATAGATTCGTATTATAACTTAGATTATTATCTTTTTTTATACCTTCTTCTATTTCTTTTATAAAATATTTACTATCAATAGGAATATTACCTTGTACAAAAAGATATTTTCTTTCCATTGTAGATTTTATTAGCTTATTTATTTTCATTCACATCCATTTCTATTTTTTCCACCATAATATTAGAGTGTAACGTTCTTTTTTTTCAATTTTTTTTACACCATGATAAATTTCACTACCATCAAACAAAGTTATCATACCCTTTTTAGGTTTTAAAATTATGTTTTTTGTAAAAAATTCTCCTCCTAAAAAATCATCATTTAAATATATAAGACTATTTAATTTTGTATTTTCTCTACCATCATCCCAATCACATTTTTCTCCGTGCAAATGTAAATTGCTTCGAGAACCAATTGGCCAAGTTTGAATTTGAACTTGTTCTATTTGTAAATTGTAATTAAATTTTTTAAAAAAATTTATCGCTTTAAATACAATAGGATCATCTAGACTTAAATTAACTAGTCTTTCCTCCCATACCATATTAGTATTTTTTTTAGCTTTACTTAAGTAAAACTTTCTATCTTTTTTATTTAAAAATTTTTCTTTAATTATCATTTAACACTTTTCTTATGCTGCCAAATATTATTATTAAAAACTCTAATCAATCGACTAAGTTCTACCTTATGTTCTTTATTAAACTTATCCTTAAATATAATATCACAATCATCACATGGTAATTTATTACCTTTCCAAACTACTATTATTTCTTTAGAATCCATTACGCTCGTCAATCTCCTTTAATAATTTTTTTAAATCTTTTACTTTAACTTGATCATCTACTACTTCTTCTTTTTTAAAAGGATCTCGTTCGTTTTTATTTCTTAGAGATTGCTCGTAAGATTCTTTTAATTCGTTTTGTTCTTTCATAAAGGGATCCTCTCCTTCCATTACTCTTTTTTTAAATATTTCATCCCAATTTTTTCTATACAAATCGTTGGAAACCCTTGATTTTCCATCCCATTTTTTACCTTTAGGTTTCTTACTCATTTTTATTTTTCTCCGTATGTATTTTTTTAGCTTCGTTATATTTTTTCATATCTTTTAATTGAACTGAGTTAGCTACATTACCAGCTACAGATATTCTAGTCACATCAGAATAGAATGGTGCAACATAATGTTTTACCCACGCAGGAAATATAAACATGTCTCTATTG